ATCTTGCATAACAATTGAATCGTCAATTGCAAATGCTTTACCTCCATAATTTTTTGGAGTTAATGTGATATGTGGGTTTTGTGCCAAAACTCCTTCAACGCTGAACCCAATATCGGTTAAATCGTCAAATAATTCAAGTTTTAAAACAACATTGCCACCACTAGAATTTTTTACAGTTATAAAATTAAACGGGTAGCAATATAATTTTTTATTATATGGAGAATACGCGTCGGTTTTGTAAGTAAAATTATGGTCTTGTTGAATCCAATTGAATGTTTCGTCAGATACTATATTACCCATAAAACCACTAATAGTTGTACCACTTGCCATTGGTGGTATCATTTTATCAGTTAAAAAATTATTTGGAAAAGTGAAAATAAAAGCTATTGCGTCAGCTTTTCCCGCTGTTGCTAAACCTTGTATAAATGTATTCATTGCGTCAATATCATTATGCGTAAAATATTTTATTGCAAAACCGCTATATGTTTGACCAAATATATCTCCACTAATTGCTCCACTATCAGTAACAGCAACCATATAACATGGAGCGCCTTGAAGAATTGCAACGGGTTTTTTCTTATGTGTAACATAGTCACCGAGTTCAAAAGTTTCGGGAATTGTGTTACTACCTATAGTGTCATTAATAGTATGTTTACGTTCTACCATACATGTACTAAAATGAAAATCAAATTGCCACGTTTGAAAATCGTCAATCTGTATTGTTAATTCTGTTGTATCTCTAGCTAAGAAATTTTTGGCAACAATCCAAAAGAAAAAAGTTTTACTTGTATTAAGATAGGTATTAATATAAAAACCATAGTTGCAATTTTGTAATGTATCAACGTAACCCTTTACTCTAATTTTTGACGTTCTAGCTTGATATTTACATTTACTAAAAGTAGCTATGGTATGAATATTAAAATATGCTAATTGTTCGGTTATATTTGCAAAATCAATTTGGTTAGTCGGTGTTATTGGAACGCTACATAATTTAATATCTGCTATTGCATTACTCATTTTTTCACCTCATTTTTTATTTAATAATAGGGCTGTTACGCCCTATCAATTAACTAGCTTGTCCCGTTATTGTAATTGTTGCTGTTTGAACAACTCCACTTGTATCGGTTGAAGCACATGTAATTATTACTGTTCCATTTTTAAGTGCTGTTACTTTTCCCGTTTGGTCTACTGTTGCTTTTGTTGTATCACTAGAAGTCCATACAACGGTATTTACTGACGGTGTTGTTGGTGTTAGTGTTTTACCTAGTTGAGTATTTCCACCCGCTGTAGTAATTGTTAATGTTCCCGTTATTGCAATAGCTGTTAATTCAACTAATGCTTTTCCGAAAGCTACCACATTACCGAACATTGAAACGAAAAGATATTGCCAATGATGTAACCAAAAATTCCACATAAGCGAACTTCCGATATATTGTGAGGTAGTTTTAAAAGTCATGTCGCGTACTTGAACCGCGTCCATATCTAACAATATAGCGTGAATATCATACTTAGCTGATGGTATTTTATCAACTAATATAGTTATTGCTTCAAGTTTTGCCACCTCCATATGAAACATTGTTGCTAATACCTCGAAATCAATTTCTGTTTGTGCGTCAGCTCTAACGATTAAACATTGTCTTGAAGTATCGCAAAATGTAATACATGCTTTTTCTCCCGCTCCAATTAAATCGGCGTTTATTCTGTTATAACCCGCGTAAACTGTATTAGGAAAAGCGAACTCTTTTGACATATTACTAATTGACTTAGCAAGTACCTTCGGAGCGGTTAAATCACTTTGTAATACAATTACGCTCCCGCTGTCGATTGCTTGTCCTATAACACCCTTAGTTAACATAAATTCGTCTATTTGGTCGCCCGATAACATTGAATTAACAATACCGTCATACATTGACATAAATTCTTGTTCATTTGTGAACCCTCTTAATAGTTCATCTTCATAAATAGTAACAGGATAAGTACTTTTACGATTTAAACCATAGTAACATACTTTTCCGTCGGGTTTAGTAGTTTTTAAAAGTTTTGTTCCATCATAGTCATACCCCGCGTCGGTAGCGGGATTAATAAAAATTTCTTCGATTGTATTTCCCATAGGGTGACGTGCTGTTGACTTCAATCGTGCTAATGGATTATTAAACATTTTACTCATAACATGAGATAATGCAACTTTATCAACTAGCGCGGTAACGAACTCATTCATTATGTTCGCATTAGAAGTTATTGCTTTACCTACATCAACTAGATTTGCCCTTGTTGCTGATGGTACTCTCGATATATACAAAGAACTTGCATTGTCTAATATGGTATTAATTATTTGGGTTGCTGTTAATGGCATTTAATACACTTCCTTTTAAATTATTTTTTAATTAAAATCTAACGCTTCAAATGATAATTTTGCGGGTGGTGTTGTGTCTTTTGCTGTTGCTGTTTCAACTTCTGTTTCTTGACCAATATTCCTTTGTGAACTATTTTCAAGCCATAACTCATTATTCAATTTAGCAAATTTATTTGCTTCTGCTGTCGCTGTATCTGCTGTTGTTTTTGCGGTATCTCGTTCACTTAATACACCGCTATAGTCAGTACTCAATTGCATGATTAAAGTCATTCTGTCAGCGTCGCTTGTAGAATTTTTCATGTCATTTAATATTTTGTTGTGTTCGTCCTTTGTCATGGTGTTCACTCTCCTTTTATATATTTGACTTAATATATATCGGGTTTACATAATTAAAACATAAACTATCAGCGTATACTAAAATTATGAAACCGTCATTCCTTACATCTTTTATTTTATACTCTTTATTGTCAAATGTCAACTTTTTTCCCATGAAATTATGACCAATTTGACGCTTATTATGATTAAAAGTAAATTTCATTTTTGCGACACGTATCGGTGTAGGGTATACCGTCGGTGGTTCGGTGATTGGTGGTGTTGGTTGAACATAGTCGGTTGTTGATAACGTCTTTAAAAATGTTATTTGTTCCGCTGTTAGCTGTTTAACATTATACGGTGTTAGTAGAATTAATGGATATACGTTTCCTATTATGTCGCCCGTCGGAGGGTCAACGGGTGGCTTTCCATCTCCATGATATGTCATTGAAGTATTAAAACTATTTGCCGATGGTATTCGGGTAGTTGATAAATGATTAGTTGAAGGCGCGGGACGTTCCCAACAGTAACACCACGCCGACGTGAGGAAGTCAATCGTTCCGCTCCCCGCTCTAAAGGTAGCAAGAGGACAATTAAAAGATATGCCGCCCGTTACACTACTTGATGGAGGGTTAATCCATTGCAAGTCAGCGCCCGTTGCTGTTCTGTTCTCACCCGTTAACTCACTCCATAGAAATTCACATTGATGATTTAAAGTAACGCCATACGCTTCTAATTGCGTTCTACGTCCATAACTCCATTGACATAAACCTAAACCAATTCCGTTACCACTTTCAATTGCTGATACGTACCACGCGCTTTCTGCTGTTATATTTCCCATGATAGAAACTATTGACTTATGCGGTAAACCTTTATCGTATAAAAAATCATATACATATTGTTGTATTTCTGCTGTTGTCATTTGTACTACCTCCTATTAATAAAGCACTCGTAATGAGTGCTTTAATTTTATTAATAATAATAAATATCATTGATTCCTTTTTTACTCGTATCAACTGTTACGCCTAACATACCTAATATTAAAAATATTGTATTTGCAATAGCTTCATAATTTTTAGGTATAATAGTCGATAAATCAAAACCAATTTGCTGTGAAAATAATATTAACAGCGAAATAATACCCGTCCACCATACCTTACTTTTTAACCTTTGTTTCCATAGTATCTTCATTTTTTATCCACCTCCTTTTTATATAGTGACTACAATCAACAATCCCATTTTCAAAACAATCAGCTTCTGTATTTTCTGATATATAAAAAACAATCAGAACATGTATGACGTTTATAACATGAATTACATAAACATGTTTTCGCGCACATTATAAAACCTCTTTTCTTTTAATATATTCTATATCGTTAATTCTTTTATGTGCTTGTTTTGATGATTCTTCAACTCTTATTATTCGTTCACTAAGAGCATTAAATTTTGAATCTTGACTTTCTATTTTTATTTGTATGCTGTTTACTCCTTGTGTTATAAAATCAAGTTTAGTTGATACAACAGCGCTGTCTTTTGTATCTTGACGTATATCTTTTATATTACCTCTTTTGAAACTTAGAAATGCTATTATAACACCAATAGCAACAACTATAATTGAAATAATTGGCGGTGATATATACATTATTGAATCGCCTTCAATCCTAAAAGTTTTGCCCATGTTTTACGCCCCACTACACCGTCGCTAACAAGCGAATTATTATTTTGATATAATATTATAGCTTGTCTTGTTATTTCGCCAAAAATACCATCATTATCTATTTTTAAACGATTTTGTAACCAATTAGTAATTTTACCATGAGAACCTTTTTTTATTGTTGGACATGCTGACAATGTTAATATACCCGCAACGCCATCAACAATTAATTTATTACCATTTTTATCGAGGTAATTATGCGCGTTTAATTCAGCTTGAAGCACTCCAATATAATTAATTAAATTTGTTGATTTTGTTTTTTTATTGATGAAAAAATTATCTTCATTATATAGTATGCTCACATCTAAATCACCTAGCGCAAAACGGTATTCATGCGAACTAGAAGTATATTGCCATGCTACAATATTACACCCTTTTATTATTGGTTTATCTTTTGCGGAAAAATCAGCAACCCACCAAAAATTGTTTTTTTTAAAGTAATCCGAAAAATGTTCTTCTATATAGTAACGCCCACTATATATTAACATTTTTTGCCCGCTTAACCTTTTAAATTCTGCAATGAATTGTTCGGAATAGTATTCGGTGTTATTTGCAAGTGCGTCTTGCTCCACGTCCAAAACGGGTATAATTTGATATTGCTTGTCCTTAATTTTGTTCCAAAAATTTTGTGCTTGCGTAATTGGTGAACTTGTTGAGGTTAAATAATGATAGAAACCAACATTATTAGTATCTTTTAATGCTTTGTAAAAAATATCAACAACATGGTCGATATATGTTGTCCCTTCCGTCGCTTTCATTATTACGCCTTTTAATTTTGAATCTTTAATTTTGTATAGTGATAAA